CGGTCGGCCTGTGCGAGGCCTGCAAGGCGGTCCTGCGCGATCTCACGTCGGAGCCCGTGAGCGACGAGCCACTCCTGTCCCCACAGCTCCGGCGGGCGATCGCCGACTGGCTCGACGCGTACCTGCTCGGCAGCCGACCCTGACCGGCACCCTGACCATCGACACGACAGCCTAAAACGAAAGGAGCACGGCATGACCGTGAAGTCGAAGTACGACGAGCCCAAGGCCGCAGCGGCAGAGGCCCCGAAGGACGAGAAGACCGAGGAGCCCAAGGCGCCGAAGACGCCGAAGGCGGCAGCGAAGCTCGAGGACGACAACAAGACCAAGGTCGTCAAGGCGTACAATCGCATCGACCAGGCCGAGCTCCGCGAGTCCGGCCAGCTTGAGGGCGTGCTTCCCTCGCTCGACGCGGACGGGATCCGCTCACTGCGCGTGGACGCCGACGGCACGATCTTCGCCGTCACCGGCGCCGGCCAGAAGCTCGCCGTGCGCGACGGGGTGTGCGAGATCCTCGTCGGACCCGGCTACATGTCGCCCTCGTTCCGCCAGCCCGAGCCGGACAACGGCTGATCGGGAGGATCCCTGGGTGCAGTTCGCGGAGGCCGCGCTCGACGCCGACCCTCGTGGCTTCGGCGACGTCGAGGCGCTCCGGTACGACGAGCTCGAGGACGCGCTGTACGTCGTGACGACGGCCGGACAGAAGGTCCGGATCGGGGCCGACGGCGTGGTCGAGCTGCTGGTCGGTCCCGAGATCGCCGGGCCCGAAGTAATCGACCTCACGACGACGGGAGGGACGCTCACCGGCCCCCTGTCCGCGCTCGAACCGGGAGACGATGTGACACAGAAGACATCTCCAAGCGAGCTCCAGCCCGAGCCGCTGCCCGACGATTCGGGCCGAATCGAGGACGACGTCGAGCTCGACCGCGTCGAGCGGTTCCGTGGCGAGGACGGGCAGTGGTACTTCCGGGGCATCGCGCGCAACGGCGAGATCGTGTACCCGTCCGAGGGCTACGAGGACAAGCGCGGCGCCGGCAACGCGGGCCGCGCGCTCGCGCGCCGGTTCGACGTCGACCTGGTGGACGTGTGAGGATGCCGTCCCAATCGGTCGCGCGCTTCTGGGTGCTCGGCCAGGAGATGCTCCGCGAGCTGCTGGAGCGCGCCCGAGCGGGCGAGGACATCGACCTCTTGCTCGTCGAGCTGTACGCGAACAGCGAGATCGAACCCGTCGAGGGCGACGTATGACCTGCGAGCACTCGACCACCGCGGCTCCGCTGCCCCCGACGGTGCAGTTCCTGTGCGGGCACTGCTGGCACTACCACGCCAACGCCGCAGGACCCGCCGCGTACGAGCGATGCTGCTGGTGCGGCGACCGTCGGACGCCGGGTGCGAGCGCCTCCGGCACCTCGCACGGTCCGTACGCGTTCGCGTTCGCGATCGCGGACACCATCATCGAGGTGTCCTGATGACCTGCGACCCGGCCGTTTGCCGAGACGAGACGTGCCCGTGTCAGGACGGGGACCCGTGCCACTACCTCGATCTGCCGGGGTCCCCCGCGATGCGGCGCTGGTGGGAAGACGAGACCGATGCCGTTCCTGCCGCGACTGACTGACGAGCAGATCGCCGAGGCCCTGAAGCGCGCGCACCTGCCCGCTGACACCGCGGTCGTCGGGATCTTCTACGACAACGCCGGCGGCCAGGTCGAGATCCGCACACCTGGCACGGTCGTGATCGTGCAGCACGGCGACCTGCCGGCGCCCAGCGTCGAGCCCGCGCACACGACGCTGTTCCCGAAGCCGATCGACTGAGAATCCAGGGAATCCAGGGAGTCTCGGCGGTCGAGGTCGGTCTCCAGGAAGTAATCGGGTAGGCCCGCCAGCTCAGACCAGCAAGGGGAGCCGAGCGCGACCGCCGCGGTGCATGCGCCGCTTCTGGCCCCTCGGCAAGGCCGGTGGTCGCACTGAACTGACCTGGCGAGGGCCCGGGCCGCACCGGTGAACCGTGGAGGCCGTCCCCGACCGTTCGGATTCCGGACTGTTGCAAGTCGCACGGACGGATTGCGAGGAGAAACCGTGGACTACGAGAACCTCACCGCGCCGTCTGCCGATCACTTCGTCGAGGCGGCCGCCAAGATCACCGCCGATCAGCGCAAGAAGTGGATGGAGGACGGCTACACGCTGTCCAAGAGCGACGACTCGTGGCCCATCCCGAACCTGGAGTTTCTGGAGAAGGCGATCTCAAGCTGGGGCCGCGCCGTAGCCGCCGGCAACGCCAAGGCCGTCAAGTCGCACATGCTGCGACGCGCCAAGGCGCTCGGCGCGGACGACGACCTGGTCGCGCAGATCAAGGAGCTCGCGCTCTCAGAGGCCGAGGCGTCGCTCGACGAGCAGTCGCGCCGAATCGGGGAGGCCTGGCAGGCCTACCACAAGGCCCACACGAGCCCGCTCCAGGCGGAGACCCACTCGTGGCCCCTGGGGGTCTACGCCGATCACGTGATCGTCAAGATGGGCGAGGACACGTACTCCATCCCCTACAGCGAGACCGACGAGGAGATCGTGTTCGACGTCGAGAAGGCCTCCAAGGTAGAGCGCGCGTGGGTTGCCGCCGAAGCGACCGTGACCGACGAGGGCTTGCTGCACGTCATCGAGGCCGCGACCGGCGCCGAGTTCATGATCGCACCTCTCGTCGAGTCCACGGGCGACACACCCGACGGCTCGAAGTGGGAGGTCGTGCTCATCAAGGCGGGCACGAGCAAGAACCACGTCCGCTACGCCGAGAAGGTGCTGAAGGATGCCGCGCCGCTGTTCGAGGGCGTGAAGGTCCTCGCCCGCGCGGACGAGGAGCACACGACCGGGCTCGGCAAGTCCGTCCGCAACATCGTCGGGTGGATCGAGGGCGTCAGCTACAAGCAGAAGGCGCTCCGGGGCACCCTGCACATCTCCGAGGCCGCGCAGTGGCTTCGGACGCTCCTGGTCGATTCGTGGACCAAGGGCAAGAAGGATCTCGTCGGGCTGTCGATCGTGGCCGGTGGCACCGGCCGCATCGTGCGCGAGGGGATGCAGCAGTTCACCGAAGTCGAGTCGATCACCCAGGTCACCTCGTGTGACGTCGTGTTCGAACCTGCGGCAGGCGGAGGCATCGTCAAGCTCGTCGCCGCGGTTGGAAAGGAGGGGTCCATGGACCCGAAGGAACTGACCGTGGAGCAGCTCAAGGAGATGCGGGACGCCAACCCCAACATCTTCGAGGAGCTGTTCAAGGGGTCGGCTCCCGCTCCCGCAGGCGGCGAGCAGCAGCCCCAGGCAGACCCACCCGCAGGAGACGGCACGGCGCCGGCGCCCGCGGTCGCAGATGGACCGGGACAGCCGCAGGCCGCCCCGGCTCCCGCCCCGACCCCAGGGGCACCCGCTCCGCAACCGGCTATGGCCGGTGCGATCGCGACGGCCGAGGCCGGAAACGGCGAGGACGACGACGTCGTGCCCGTCGGCGCGGTCGGTCGCATCGTGATCCGCGAAGCCCTCGAGCAGACGAAGCTGCCCGAGATCAGCAAGCAGCGGATCACCAAGCGGTTCGGCGGCAAGGCCTTCAAGGAGGCCGAGCTCACCGAGGCGATCAAAGACGAGATCGACCTGTTCACCGCCCTGGAGAAGGACGGTCTGGTCGCTCCCGGTGGCGAGCGCCGCGAGGTGCAGGTCACGATGGAGGAGGCCACGAAGTACAAGGCCGCCCTCGACGGGTTCTTCGCGAACCAGGACGTCGAGATCGACGGCACCAAGGTGCACCGGTTCAAGTCGTTCCGCGAGGCGTACGTCAAGCTCACGGGCGACCTGCACATCACCGGGCGCCTGCCGTACGCGGCCAGGGGCGGGCTCGGCCTGTCCGAGGCCAACGGCGGTCGCGTGCGCGTCTCGCGCATGGTGTACGACCCCGAGGAGCAGGCGTTCATCGAGGCCGTGCTGTCCTCGACGTTCGCCGAGATCCTCGGTGACTCGATCACCCGGAAGATGCTGGCCGACTACGCCGCGCTCGATCTCAACATCTGGGACCCGATCGCGGACGTGGTGCCGGTGAACGACTTCCGGACCCAGCGCCGCATGCGGATGGGTGGATACCCGAACCTCGCGGCCGTGGCGCAGGACGCCGCGTACGCGGCGATGACCACGCCCGGCGACGAGGAAGCGACGTACGCCGCGACCAAGCGCGGTGGTCTGGAGCGCGTGACGCTCGAGGCGATCGCGAACGACGACGTCGGCGCGCTTCGGCGCATCCCTCAGCGGATCGCACGCGCGGCCGGCCAGACGCTCCACGAGTTCGTCCTGGAGTTCCTGGCCGCCAACCCGGCGATCTACGACGCCCTCGCGCTGTTCCACGCGACCCACAACAACCTGGGCTCCACGGCCCTGTCGGCTGCTTCGCTGAAGGCCGCGCGCCTTCGCATGCGCAAGCAGACGGACATGTCCAACTCCAAGCGCCTCGGTCTGGCCGCCCGCTTCCTGTGGGTGCCCGAGGACCTGGAGGACGTCGCGTTCGAGATCCTGAACGCCGACGGCAAGCCTGGGTCCGCCGACAACGACGCCAACTTCCTGCGTGGGAAGTTCGAGACGCGCGTCGTGAACTACTGGACCGACACCAACAACTGGTTCCTGTCGGCCTCCAAGGACCAGACCCCGCTCATCGAGATCGGGTTCTTCGGGTCGGAGGAGCCGGAGCTGTTCACGCAGGACATGGGGAACGTCGGAGAGATGTTCACCAACGACCGGATCGTCTACAAGATCCGCCACATCTACGGCGGCGCGGTGCTCGACTTCCGCGGCTTCGACGGTTCGGTCGTCGCGTAGGGATCCAGGTTCCACAGCTCCCCACTCCGGGGGGGCGGTGTCCTTCCGAAGGATTCCCACCTCCTCTCGTGTCCGTACCCGCCCCCCCGGACTCCACTTCCGCTCCTGAACAGGAGGCATGTCCATGCCTGTCCCAACCGACACCCACCACCAGGGTCGTGTCGTCGCGGGCACCGACGAGGCCGACCTCGTAGCCGCCGACATCACCGTCTCGGCAGGATGGGGCACCAGCCCGACCGTCGCGCCCGCGTCCGGATCGAAGGATCACCGCGGTCGCGTCAGCATCACGGCCCAGGCCACCCCGGGCGCGAACCCGACGGTGCAGGTGACGTTCAAGCGAGCGTTCGCCTCGGCGCCGTTCGTCACGGTGAGTCGCGGCGACATCGTCGCGCCCACGACCGGTGTCTGGGTCGTCACCGCCAGGACGACCACGAGCTTCACCGCGACGTTCATCGGAACACCGGTCGCCGCGTCCGTCTACGTGCTCGACTACCAGGCCGAGGAATGAGCCGAGGTCGCGCCACTCCGGTCGTCCGCACGACGGACGGCCTCGTCGCCGTCGAGGGGATCAACCCGACGACGTACCACGGCGCCCACGTGGACGCCGGGGCCGCCGCCGAGGTGCAGATCCGCGACGGCTCGGCCACCGGAACGATCCTGTGGACCTTGCGTTTGACGGCCGCCGGCAACGGCGACGACCAGTTCCGCGAGCGCGGGATCGGCTGCGCGGGCGGCATCTGGGTCGAGGTCGTCTCCGGCACACCGACGGTCACCGTCTACTGCTCGTGAGCTGAGGAGGCCCCGTGAAGCGCATCCCGATCCTGCTCGCCATCGCCGCTACGTTCGCCGTGAGCATCCCAGCGGTGGCATCGAACACCCCGGTCTTCGGCATCGGGGCGAAAGTAAGTGGTCAGAAGCCGTTCGGGCCGAATGGATCCGCGTACATCCGCAACCTCCCTTCCGGCGCCGAGTGGCTCGACGGTGACCGCATCGCCTACCGCTGTGCCTTCACCTTCTTGCGGTATCAGGGTGAGCTCGTCGCCCGCGTGACCTTCGTCCGCGTGGACGAGGCGGCGTCCTACGCCGTCATCTTCGACGATCGGATGCACGAGGGCCAGATAGCGTTCGACGGCTCACCCGGCAGCGGCGCGCAGACGGGTGACCCCGGCAGCTGCCCCGCATCTGCCGGGTACGAACCGCTGGACTCCCCGCGGTCCGTTCCGCTCATCACGTTCGACGACGAAGCGACGCGGCTGGAGACGCGCGATTACGCGAACGTCTATGCCGTCGCGGGTCCGAATCACGAGTTCCGCATCGCGTCGCACGGTCAAACCAACGCCGACTGCGGGGGACGCGTCGGAGCGTTGGAGTGCGTCACCGTCGTCGCCTATCAGGACGGCATCCCGGCCGTGGCTGTGTATTACGACCGGCTTTCGGAGGCGATCTCGATGGGCTCGAACGTGGAGCCACCGCCGACCACCACACCGCCTCCTCCGACGACTCCACCGCCGACGACGCCCCCTCCGACGACCACACCGCCCCCGACGGAGTTGGAGTGCTTCTCGGGCGAGTTGATCTCGGAGACGACTGGGCAGCCGAAGTACTTCCAGGTCTGCGAGTAGGACCGGGTGGCGTTCCCGACCGTCGCCTCGGAACTCGGCGGTAACGAGGCGACCAACGACACGAGTTACACGATCACTGGTATTACCGGGGCTACGGCGGGCCAGCGGCTGCTCGTCTTCCTCGCATGTGATGGCGTTCCGACGACCGGTACGTGGCCGACCGACTGGGTTCAGCGTAAGCGCATCCTCGCCGATGCCTCGGCGGCCGTGTTGGAGATATGGGAGAAGGTCTCGGCCGACGGCACCGAGACCGACTTCGGGATCACGCTGTCGGCCTCCGAGATGAAGGCGCACCGGACCATGCGCATCGCGAGCTCGCACGCCTCGGCCGCGGTAGAGGTTTCAACCGGCGTGGTGGGGACGAGCACCACCCCGGACCCCGACTCTCTGACGCCATCGTGGGGTTCGAACGACACGCTGTGGTTCGCAGTCACTGGGACAGACGCGCAGCCCTCCGTCACTTCCTATCCAACGAGCTATGGCCTGTACCAGTCCTCAGATCACGCAGCTTCGTCCGGGGGAGCCCACGTCGGCAAGGCCGGTCGGGAACTGGCCGCTGCCAGCGACAATCCCGGCACGTTCACGATCGGGAGCAGCCAGGAGTGGGCGGCAGTTACCGTGGGGGTTCGACCGGAGGCAGCGGCTGCGGTCCCGACCTTGCCCTGGGTTGAGATGGCCGACGTTCCGGCGGAGGTCGCCCAATGGTTCTGAGGACCACCGGACCCCGATGAAGAAGGACACGGGAATCATCATCATCACCGACCCCGATCTCCCCCACGAGATCGAGGTCCCGACCTTCACATGTCCCCACTGCGGGTGCGTGGGACGGGTCACCTCGCAGATGTCCCGCACGCTCGGGCGCGCGACCGGTGAGGTCTTCCTCGACCCCGACGTCTCGCACGCCAACGACGACGGCGGCTGGTGCTTCCGCTGCGCCATGCTGATCTGCCGCAAGCCCGAGTGCGCTGACCACGACGACGAGCTCCATCCGCGCTTCGCGCGCCTGGGCTTCGGCTGGTAAGTCCCCGAAAGGAGAGATAGATGGCACTTGAGCGTTACTCGACCGTGTCCGAGGTGGCGACCAACGCCGCCGCCGACACCGACACGTTCCCCCTCGCCTTGCAGTCGGCCGCCTCCCGCGGGTTCGGGATCTACGAGTTCATCGCCGCGATCAAGGCTGCGGCGTCCGACACGCGGCAGGTCGCGGAGGTCTCTGCGGGCCAGACCACGGCGTTCGCAGGGTCGACCGCGCAGACCCCCGAACCCATCTACATCGGCGGCGCCGCGGCCACCGTCTCCGGCTTCTCGGCGTTCACCACCGCCCCGACCAAGCGGACGAACCCGATGGTCCGGCTCACGTTCAATGGACGTGCGACGGTGCGGTGGGCCGCGATCGATCCGGACGCGCGGCTGTACGCGCAGGCGGGCGGCGGGCTGAACGGACAGTTGTTCGTCATCAACCGCAACTCCGGTGCCGCCGCGATTGCCACGCTCAACGAGCTGCTCCACGTCGAGTGATGGCGACGACCAAGATGGGCGAGGTCACGCTTCGGTCCGCGCTCCGCGACGAGGCGAAGGAGCGGCTCGCCGCCGAGACGGCACGCCTGAAGGAGGACCTTAGGGTGCGCGAGCAAGAGCTCGCTGAGGCCGCCAAGGCGCTGGGCGCCAGAGCCCGCCGCAAGTAACCGCGTAGGCGCGAGCAGTGGGCCTCCTCACTGGCTGGTCCAGCGAGACCGCACGGACGTTCTTCGTCGATGGAGCACCCCCATCGACGCCGCCGCCGGTCGAGCCGTGGTGGACCACCGATCTCGACGGTGCACGCGTCTCCGAGCATGCCCACGCCGAGCGGGCCGCCCAGCAGGCCGCTCTCGAGGCGCTCGCTTCCTTCCTCGCGTACGGCACCGAGCCAGTCGCCGAGCTCCCCGTCGTGCCCTGGTGGGCGGACGAGGACGATCTGTCGGCCGAGCGCGCGCACGAGAACCTGCTGCGGCACCTCGCCGCTCGAAGCCTGCCCGACGTCTTCTGGATCTCGCCTGAGGCGACGTTCCCTCCACCGGAGACCCCGCCCAATCTCGGCCGGTTCATCGACTTCGGGGACTCGGCGCCGCCGATCATCGGCCCGGCCGATTTCGCTTTCGGCACGACCGAGACGCTGGGGCTGCCCACGGTCCCCGATCTGGGTCGCTTCACCGACTTCGCCGAGCCCACGCTCGCGATCACCGGCCACGGAGACGTCTTCTGGCTCTCGCCGGAGGAGGGTCTGGCTCCGCCTCCAGTGCCGGATCTCGGACAGTTTGCGGACTTCGCCAAGACCTCTGCCCCGCAGCGACTCCCGGAGGACTTCGCGTTCGGCGAGGTCGCCGAGCCGTTCGAGCGTGATGGCGACGTCGGCCGGTTCATCGACTTCGGCCAGATCACCCCGGTACGGATCATCCTGGAGGACCTGTGGGCCGGTCGTCTGGGAGACGCCCCCGGCGAGCGTGATGGCGACGTCGGCCGGTTCACTGAGTTCGCGGAGTCCTGGGCAGAGGAGATTCGGCGTCGGCTGACGCTTGAGCAGGCCACGCACCTGCTGGCCGTGCTCGGCGAACCGACCACCGCGCCAGACGTTGCGCCCTTCTGGCCCGAGCTGGATCTACTCAAGACCTCGGCGCCGATCGCACCCGATCTGCCGCTCGCGATGTGGGTGCCCATCGAGATCGCGCCCGCCGTTTCGGTCAACTGGGTGGTCGCGTACGGCAGGCTCGCTCTCAAGTGGATCCACGGAGCGCCCTCGGCGAAGTGGGCGATGAGCCAGCCCCGGACCAAGTGGAAGATCGGCGGCCCGGAGGCCTGACATGGACCTGAAGCTGTCCGTCCTCACCGACGAGTTCATCCGGGTGCCCGTCGAGGCGCAGGAGGCCGGGGCCGCGGTCAACCCGACCACGGCTACCGTGTCGTTCGCGTTCAAGACCACGGGCCTGCCCGCCGATCCCGGCGACTTCACCAACGGCGAGTGGGAGACGGCCGGCACGGCGTACTTCGGTCGCATCCGGGTCGGCGGGGTCGGCACCGGCGCCACCAAGGAGCTCGCCGTCGGTACCTACACGATCTGGATCAAGATCGCCGGCGCGACCGAGCAGCCCATCCGGCAGGTCGGAACCCTGGGGATGTACTGATGGGCGCCAAGCTGTCGGAGTACGAGGTGCGCTCGCGCATCATGCTCGGGCGACCGAACGCGAGCCAGCTCTCGGCGAGCGACCTCCAGGAGCACGTCGAGGAGGCCGTCCGCCGCTACTCGAAGGACCGCCCGCGCATCGCCCACCGGGACTACGTCGGCGACGGCGTCGCCTTCGACCTGTCGCTGTCCCTGATCACGGACTGGGTCAACGGCTTCTCCTACCCGTTCGCGATCGAGTACCCGCAGGGCGAGCGCCCGCCCTCCTACCTGGACATGGGCGAGGTGGTGCCCTACCCGATCTCGTCGGCGCCGACCGTGCTCCGGCTCATGAACACGACGCCGGCGTCGGGCAAGACCGCGCGTGTGTACTACGCGCTGCCCTGGCCGATCCCGGACGAGACGGCCGCCACCGATCTGATCCCGGCGACCGACTTCGAGATCGTCTGTCACTACGCCGCCTACCTGGGCGCGAACCAGCTCGCGGGCCGAGCAGTGCCGCACAAGGACGCGAACCTGCCCTCGGCCGCGGTGTTCGATCTGTCGGGCGAGGGTCCGAACTGGCGCGAGATCGCACGCGACAACCTGAACGCCTACCGCGCGGCCGTCGGCGGGGGGGACGACGGCAAGCCCGCCGCGTCCGGCTGGATCAACTGGGACGCGCGCTCAAGCTTCCTGGACACCGGCCGCACGTTCCTGTTCCACTACCCGCGGCGGTGATCCGGGCCGAGATCCGCGGAGACGAGGCCCTGATCCGTCGCTTCGCCAACACGCCCGCGCGTCTGCGGATGATCGAGACGGCGATGCTGGCCCACACGGGCCTGATCTGGGGCGCCGTAGTTCCGTTCACGCCGGTCGGCGTGACGTCGGCCCTTCGCGGCGCGTGGGGCACCGAGGTCCGCGCGACCGGTACCTCGGTCGTCGGGATCGTCGGCAACCCGCTGATCTACTCGGAGGTCATCGAGCGCGGGCGCAGGCCCGGCGCGCCGATGCCTCCGATCGAGGCGATCCGCACCTGGGTCGAGCGCAAGATCGGGCCCGACGTCTCGCCATACGTGATCGCGCGCGCGATCAGCCGCAAGGGCATCGAGGGCCGACGGATGCTCCAGAAGGCCGTCCTGGCCACTCAGGGGCCCGCTGAGCGCCTCTGGGGCGCCACCGCGGCCCGACTGCTGGAGGGCTCGTGACGCAGAGCACGTGGACCCCGATCGCGGCCCGGCTGAAGAACCGCCTGGAGACCGTCTCGGGCGTCGGCAAGGTGCACGACCACCTGGACCTCGCGACCACCGGCGAGGAGCTCATCGCCATGGGCGCGATCACGGTCGACGGCGAGCAGCGGATCCGCGTCTGGATGATCTCGCTGGAGCAGGCCCCCGCTCGCTGGGCCGAACAGGGCGGCGGCACCGACTGGACCCGCCGGGCCGTCATCGAGGGCTTCCTCCAGTACGAGGCCGCCGGGGCGGCCGAGAAGAAGGCGATCGCGCTGGCCGAGTCGATCATCCGCGTGCTGAACGTCGACCTGGCGGCCAAGCCGTCGCTGAACGGCACGGTGCTGTCCGGCGGCCCTGCCGCGCTCGAGGCCTGCGAGCCGCGCGCGTTCGGCCCGCTGTTCTGCCACTACATCCGCATCTCGATCCCGCTGTTCACCGTCGAGAGCCCGTAGCCCGTTTCACGAGTTTCACGGATTTCATGGAAGGAGCCTTCCCCCATGGCCGACGAACCTGACCTCACACCGGTCCACGCCCGCTACCTCGGCGACAGCCCGGTCGTCATGCCGGGTCTGGCCGGACGCGATCGCTGCTGCCAGAAGGCCAACCAGCGCGAGGGCGACACCGACGACGGCATCCACATGCACACGCTGCTGGAGCACGGCGACGTCGTACTCCTGGATCGGTACTCCGCTGACGGCAGGGACGACTTCGAAGTGCTCGAGGACGCGCCGCAGCGAACGGGGAAAGCTAAGCGGGAAGCGGCGTCCGGCGCGGACGCCGACCAGTAACGAGCCGACTGACCACCGATCGGTCGATCCCGAACTCTTCCGCGAGCGCGGCTTGTGTGACTCCGCCTGCCGCATAACGCGCACGGACCTCGGCGGCCATGGACTCCGTGACCTTCGCCTGCGGGTGGGGGCGTTCGCGAGTCCATGTGGGCCCCCGCGCACGGCTCTTGCCCTTTCATGTCCGCCATGTTCGTCTCGTGGTCGCCCAGGAACAGATCCGCGGGGTTGCAGCACGGCGGGTTGTCGCAGTGGTGGCAGACGTCCATCCCATCGGGGATCGGACCTACCGCGAACGTGAACGCCAGACGATGCGCGCCCACGGTCTTGCCACCGTGCTTCGTGTGTCCGTAGCCCTGTGGGTGTCGCGGCCCCTGCCACTCCCAACATTCGTCTGGTCCACGGACATCGACCTTCGACCAGAACCTGAACTCGACGTCCCAACGATCACGCGGACGCTCGGTGCCGTGCCGGTGATGCCACAAGTAGCAGGGATCGCATCGACCGGCCTTTAGCCCGACGACCGCCGTCCCGCAGTTCGCGCACGGCCCAGCAGCTCGCCCAGGTGGTCGTCCCACGCGCCCAGTCACAGGTCCGAGCCTAGCTCGGGCCTCCGACAAGGAGGTCTCCGATTCCCGGCCCCTACACTCCCTCGGATTCTAGGAACTACCTCGGCATCGGCCGACAGGCCTCCAAGGCGACCGGCGTCGCCCCGACACAGTGGGTCGCATTCACCGACGCCGTCGACCTCGACCACGCGCAGGAGATCCGCGGCCTGAAGGAGG